GGAGCGGAAGCTCCTGCAGTTTAAACAAAACAATTGTTTGAATTGTAAACGGTTGTCCGCTCCCACTCGAGCGCTTAGATCAGATCGCTAACAGCGAAACGTCTGCGCACGAGATTCCACCTCTTCGGAAGATCGTAAAGGCCAAAAGAAGGAGGAGACTCCAACTGACGACCAATGGTCCCGAAACACCTATATAGGTGCCCCCACCCAGTCGCCTGGGCACGCTGAGGAAGCGTGACTACTTTCCATGCATTGAAAGTGCGTGGACTGTCACCTTTCTTGTTCTTGTGTCTCAGGGCAGATCGCTGATCCCTCCAAGGATCTAGCGAGGTTCTGCACAAGTACGGACTCCGAACCGAGCCATAAGGCAAGCACCCAAGGAAAGACTCTACGAAAGAGTAGAAGATCTCTTGGGTAAACGGTAAGTGCTCCATACTGTTGGCATGTTTTACCATGGCAACTAGGACTTTGGGTATTCCCGAGTTCGTGGTCTCGTGTAGGTTCCATAGTTTCCTCAATCTAGTTGGTGTAACGTCAATGCCGTCGAAGCAATCAGCTCCGCACGACTCAGCGAAACGCGAACCGATAAAGGACTTGGATCTGTTCACAAGGAACCCGACTCTCTCAAGCACGTGTATTGCAACGTGCACAAGGTGAGTGGGAACGATGATGTCATCACCATAAACGTAACACGGCGAAGTAGCTTCTCCAATGGAGATGAAACCAGCCTTAATTACGGCCCAAATGGAAATTGCCATTGTCGGAAAACAAAGGGCGCTCCCCATCGGAGCAAACTTGCGTAATTTCACACTATCACCATTAGGCAACAATGTAGAGGAGGTACGACAAGCAATAATATCGTCACGCAACTGGGGGACAAGATTAAACAACTTGTTGAAAAGCTGTAATGAATTTCGGTCGCTGGCTTCTTTGAGATCTAGAGTCGACATACGTCTATCTATACTCGCAGATTTGGCCAGTTCGCGATTCACGGATTGATCCGTGAAATTCACAAAACCCGTAGTCAAAGGACTTCTTTCGATAGTCCTAACCATGTAATCCATAATCATCTGTTGGATGAATTGGTGCTCGCAGGGTTCGCACGAAATTAATCGTGGCCCACGAGAATCTTTAGGTACCAAAATGACTTTCGCTTCGACACTTCGCGTGTTAAAGTATGTGTCATTCCTATAGACCGGGTATCTGTGAACGCGATCCAATGCATCATTCGTGTTCAGGAAAAATCTTGAACCGAACCTTTCGTACAGAGCCGAGTCGGCAGTAAGCCGATGTTCCCATTTTTCCGTAAGAGGCACGTTAGACGTGACCCCAGGGCCGTGGGACGGTAATCCGTATGAAGGAGTCTTGTTAAAGACAGATGCGACCAGTAAAGACGCCATCTTAACGAGGGCATCAGCTGGTATATCAAGATCGCTTAATTCGTTATCGCAACGGACAAAATCAGAGATAACTCTCTGGTCCGACCCCTTTGAAGCCGGAAAATCAGCCTTGTAAGCATAGTAGCAAACTTGGCGGATAGAGGCAATAGAGACCGGACAAGCATCAGGACGTAAGCTCCCATCCTTAAAAAAGATAGAAGAAAACTGCAAACCCATCAAACGTGGGAGAGCGCTGTTACGCTGACACTTGAAGTCAGTTGGACAGGTGAATCTTTCGTTCGCGATGCCGTGTTCAAGTGCTTTACCCAGTACGGGTAGGCATTGTGTGAAGAATTGAAAACCTTCACAATCGGATCGCTTACGGAGAGTTTCGTAGTCTTTGGAGGAGAAGTTAAGGTCCACCACTAATCCGAAGTAACACAATTGTAAAAACCGTGTCATGTACAAAGCGTATGCTGAGCACATGTACCTCGTGATTTGCAGTAGGCTTTTCAGTTTCACCATCATCTGGATCACTCCTATTAAGGACGTAACTCAAGATGCCTAGCCGATGTTAACGCTCACCACGCCGAAGCTTGGTGAGGTTCCCGTCGGATAACAAGGTGCTGATAGTCGTCATTTCTGCCGACAATTCAGTATTGGTGAATTGATCCAAATCGCCACGACACACGATGAACACCTCAAGGTGAGCATCGGTGGCGTCAACGACGTTCTTGTAAACACGAGACTTCGCCATGAAGGATTGGGTTTTCTTACCCGATCCAGTGACGCTGTCAATTTCCAGAGTCCGGGGCTCATCAGATGAGCTAGCGGTGTCAATATACCGCCCAGGAACTGGAAGCGCGCTATAAACGCGTGAGTTCACAGAAATGTCAGGATTACCAATTGCCATGTTGTTACACAGATAGGATACAGGGAGAACACAGGGTTGCTAAAATCACCTTGTGAATTGATCCACAAGGGCTCCAGCTTGCAAAAGCTGACGCGTAGAAGGCAAACCAAAAGAATGCCCAATACGTATCGGTGGGAGGAAATGTCGATCGTAGAACTTAACTTTGCAAGAACCCATATGGCTGCCTACATAGGCGTCGCCATTGGACCAAGCAGAGTGAGCCTCGGTCGAAGTTGCTGTCACGATAGCCTCAGTTTTTGAGGACGCGAAGCAATCTTTCACCTCCAGAGAGTGGGTAATAGCGGTGTAGTCGAAAGACTCAAGAACGCTACCCAGGTCGAAAAACCAGTCAAATACGAAGCTAAAAGGGATTAACTCCCAAAAAGTTGACGCATTGACTCTCAATCCGAATGAGTCCAGAAAGATCTCTGGTACAAATCCGACACCTTCAGGAATGCTATAGAAAGCCTTACAGGTATAGCGTTGGGTAGATTTACCCCTCACTACAACTTTCGGCTTATAAGCTTCCTGACTAAGGGTG